TAATCCAGAGTATGGTTTTAGAGCAGGCGGTGTAATAGAAACAACGTTTGCTGTTATTGTTGAGCTTGCGCCCTGAACAGTTTCTCCTGCTCTAAATTTTTCACCGAGACCGTTTGTTACGATAGAAGATACCTTTAACACGCCTGCTGTTCTTGTTGCATTACTATTAGCAAAATAAACTAGTCTAGCTTTTGTTCCAGAAGAAAGACCAGTTATAACTTCGTCTGCAGTGAAATCTCCAGTAACATCATTTACATTAATACGAGTTGTCTGATCTATTACAGGACTATTTGCTACACTTCCATTAGCAAGAAGTGGATCACGAAGTAGACCAATCATTCTGAAATCGTTATTGGTTGGGAATGTATTAGATTCTGAACCAGCAACACGAAGATCGATCATAATATTGTCTGCAAACAATTCATCTACTGCATCGGCACCATGACCATAAAGAGGGGATATAATAGGTTTAGCAGTAGCACCAAACCCAGCATTTGCAGTTATAGAAACATTTGCAATAGAATAATTTTTACCGAGGTTCACCATTGTAATTTCGCGAACCTGACCGCCATAAGTATTTGAAACGTATGCTGTTGCTTTATTATTAGCAATAAGCCCACTATCACCAAATACAGTCACTAGCGGAGAAATTAAATACTGACTTGATGTATTTGGTAGCGTTGTAAAAGCGCCATTTACTGTTACAGTATTATTAGCGCCAACATAACTTAAAATTTTACGAACCTGACCAGCACCAAGACCAGATCTAATGAACAATCCAGATCCAGTATAGATACCGTTTGCCGTATTAGCAGATGATGATAATTTTACTACAGTAGAATTAGATACTGACTGAAACGACCCTGTACTATACAGATAGCCAGAACCATTAGCAATTACTTCAATATGATGAATCGCGCCATTTGAAACATTTTGTTGAACTTCCCACTGTGCACTACCATTGTTTGCTGTTAATGTTTTAACAGGAATCCAATAATCATTCATAAATTTCAATCGATCAGCTGAAGAAACGGTAAACAAATATTTCCAACGATAGCCATCAGCAGTAGAAATAATTGAAGTACTGGTTCCTGTTGGTTTTACAACAGAATTGGCGCCTCTTGCGTTTTCTATACACTTGTATATGTTGTAATCATTGGTCATCACATAAAATTCTTTAGATACCATATTGGAATCAATGTCATCATATTGAGTATATAAATGATTATTAGCCCAGTCGATTCTTTGCACGACATGAGAAACATCTGATGCCTGAATTCTTTTTAATGAAATTATGTTACGCCAAACATCAAAGTATGTATTCTGATATGAATCTACTGGAGTTGGTGGGCTTGCTTCACTGAAAGATTTTCTTATATAAACATTTGCGCCAGTTGTATTACTTGAAGAAGGTTGGCTAACTGAAACAAATGTTTGTGCTGTTGGGATTGAATGTACTCTAAATGTAGATGCCTGACCAGTAAGATGAACATTATCACCAACATTTAATTCTGTTGTGAAATAAGTTCCTTGACCAACAAATGTGTTTGAACCGTTAGTAAATTTAACAGTTCCTGTCAATTGAACAGTATTTGCATATGGGATATTTCTACCAATGTAATAATAATATTGTGTGGGCGCGCTCTCAGAAAATGATTCTAAGAACTGAATTGCGTTATGTAATCTAAAATGGCGAGTAACAATTCCGGGCATTATGCTGAAGCAGTATATGTTACGTTAAGAATATCACCAGAAACAACCGACTTATCACCGCCTGTAAACTGGCCAGCAGAGAATAACACACCAAGTGTTGTTCCCTTAGTTGAGTTTGTAGAAAGGAACGAGCCAGTTACTGTGCCGCCCGCGCCGCTAGCTGTAAAACTAGCAGCAGCAGAAGTCGCTTTTGACCCGCCTGAAGCAGAAGAAAAATTAGGCTGAACACGATTTGTTTCGGCGTAATTAGTATATTCTGACCAACCAGCATGAGAAGCAGCAGTATCTCCAACTACAATCTGAAGAAATCCTGTTGCATCAATTAGACCAATATAATGAGCCGCAGTATAAGAACTTCCAGATAGATATTTATCTAAAAGATCATTTTTACCTTCCGTTGTGACAAGATTAATAATCTCATCTTTCCATTTCAAATTACCGTCTGAATCGAAACATTCGATTTCATAACGACCATGTAGATCTAGGCTATTCACGGTTTTGGCTCCTTTAATTACTAAGGCGTCTGAAAAATCTTTAGTGTTGATTTTATCAACGGACATCTCTGAATTCCCTTTATTTATAATAAAAAAATTTATCCCGGAATGTAAATATAAGCATTTGCTGTATTGCCAGGAGCATATTCTGTACGAATTGTGAAGTATGTATTAGATATAATAGCATTAACCTGATATTGGTAGGCGATTGCGTTTGATGAACCAACAGGCATAATAAGAAGCTGAGATCCATCTCCCCCAACATTAATAAGACCTGTATTTGCACTAAATGAAGAATTCGCAAAGTACGAATTACCAGCAGAATTTGATACTAGTCTCGTAGTACCATCAAGAGTACCAACTGGCCAGTACCCATAGTCGTCGACCTGAGTTGATGAATATGTATCAATAACATCATTAGCAACTTGGATAGAAACAAATAAATTTGGAGCAAGTTGCAGTTTTGTTACTGCATTAATATCTGATAGAGATACTGATTCGGTTCCATTGATTACATTGAATGTTCTGTAAGAATCAAATGTACCATTAGATGAGAAAGAATCAACTGTATTACCAGGAAGTACTGTTATCGATTGCCATTCGTCTGTTATGCTTATAGATTCGACAAGACCCATATCTTGGATTCTTGATTGAGAAAGCACAAATATAGGCGGTAATATAACATTTGACGTAATGGTATATTCGCCAAACATTTTAGTTCCAACCGGATGTAAAACGTCTTTTATTATTTGCTTATATTTGGAAAGAACTTCGCTAACTTTAATAACATAAGAAAAATCTTGATAATAGTAATTATCTTGAAGTCTATTATTCCAACTCAGAAACCCTTTAGTATCAATGTATTTTCCTGGAAAAGTAATGACGCCAGAAGTAATTGGTAATCCAGTACCATTAAACGTTCTTTTGTTATATTCATAATTTATGATAGATGGATCAATAGCAAGATTTTCATCATCTTCTGTGATGATGTCATTCAACTCTTCATCGAGAATTAGATATACGCTTTTATTTCTTACAGAAACGCCTGAATGTGAAGAAAGGTAAACCGTATTACTGATTGTTGTATTTCTTATAATAGATGTTTCAGATCTATTAAAGTTTTCGCCAGGATTAGTTACATTAATAGAAACAATCGTGCCAGCAAGATTATTTGCAGTAACAACAGCATTTCTACCAAGAATGCCACCATATCCATCTGGAGCATCAAGACCACCAATAACATTATCAATTACGGTTAATATTGGTAAATTTTGCTGATATCCGCTACCAGGATTAATAATAGATATAGCATTAATGCTATATAAATTTTCAGTTCTAAATGTTAATGCTTGTGATAATATCGTAGAGACGTTTGCACCAGCTAAACGAACATAAGCATTTGCACCAGTAGTTAGTGATGTTGTTGGAGAAGTTGCTGTTATAAATGATTGAGCACTAGTAACAGAATGAACTCTTAGAGTATTAGCAACACCTTTTACACGAACAATATCACCAACTGCTAATTGAGTATTAAATAAAGTTCCTTGACCAATTACTGTATTAGAACCGCTTGTTGTTTTGAGAGTTCCCACAAGTTTAGTTAATACAGTTGCACTGTTAGCAGAATTTTTAGCAAAAAATGTTGAATTTAGAAGAACGTCTTTTACTGAACCAATAGTATCAATATTATATGTTGTTGGATTATCATTTCTCGTATAAGAATCAACTTTTGCAGCAAATCCAGTACCAGAACCATTAGTTGCTACAATAGTAGCACCACCCAATGTATATCCAGATCCTTGTTTAATAAGTTTTGCTGTAACTGCACTATCATTTGTTACTGCTGTAACGCGACCTTCAGCTACACGTGTAGATCCTGCACCGCTTATTTCTACAGAATCTCCTACACTATGTCCAGCACCACCAGTTAAAACTGATATTTCTCTAATAGAACCTATCTGTGCGTCAACAGTAACAAAATCTGAATTATTTTCTGATAGAATCTTTTCGCCATCTTGGAACGTCCCTATCACATTCTCAAGGCTCAAATCATAAACAGTAACGCCAGAAACAATAAGTCTTTGTGTAGAAAGAACTGAAGCACGAGCACCAGATATCTCGCCTCTAATTCTTTTGGTTTCTAATGTTTGTGGATTGACAGTAAAAGGTTCTGTAACACGCAGTTTAACTTCTTGAATCCATCTGCCATCTGAAGCGCGAAGAATATCATCACCCGGATAATAAAAATCAATTTCTTTATTATACAAAACACGGAATAAGAATTTATACGATTCCTGAGAACCACGAGAACGATAGAATTCTCGAATATGTTTTGCCAGTAGTGCCTTGTCAGCCAAAGCTGAAGAAGGAATTTGAATCATAAACTCGCGACGGAAATATTCAATGAAATCGTTTACAGTTCTATCGATATCTTGATTATCATATAACGAACGAACAGCATTACCAGCAGATCCAGACTGCTCCATATATTCATAATATGCCTTTAGAAAGGCAATAAATTGCGGACCTTCCTCTCGAATGAACGCAGGAAACTGCGACTCAATCTGAGAAGAGATTTGTTTAATTATTTCTTCAGATCCTACAATTCCAGCCATTAGAATGTATACGACTTTCTAGAAGGAGTTAATAGTGTTGCAGTTTGTCCAACCGTTTCAATATTTGATGTTGTAGCCAAAGTAACACCAGTTACATCATCGACAACACTAACTTCTGCCTGTGATAAAAGAACTATTTGATTACGAATAGGTTGAATATTATTATTGACTGGAGCAGCAATAATTGATATTGTATCGCCATTATAGTTTGAAGGTAAGAAATCATTAATACTGATTATACCGCGCTCATAGTCGATAGTTCCTGCATTATAATTTATATACGAGCGCCCAAGCCTAGCGTCTGCCGATTTATAGTATATTCTAAGAGTACCAAACCCATTATCATCGAAATAACAATTGTATCCTTGATATGTAAATGAAGATGATGTTATAGAACCGAAACCAGGGTGGGTAGGCACACCAGAAATTAATGAACTTGTTCCTAATCTCTGTAGAGTATTATTGAAGTTGATTGTATATGAATTGATATTGGTTGTTGATGGTGAGAACGTTTTTCTCAAACGAATGACTGCTGTTGAAGTTTCAATAGCATCGTTTACGTCGTCAATATATTCTAAGAACTTAGAGTATCTAAAATTTTTATTAAACTGAGAAAGATATTCAGACTCATAAGAGATAATTCTGTTTGAAATGATACTAGCCATTTCACCAGAACTATATGTTGTTTTGGTAGTATTATATCTCGTAATGACGCTAGGAATAACGTAAATATAGGTTGGATCAACTATCTCAACATCGATAGACTGAACATTGTATTTTCTCAATGAAAGTCGAATATCATTCTTTCTGTTAGAAGAAACAATGGTTCCAATTTTTGGTTTTGCTGCTACGAACACTTTACCATAGATTGGAGGTTCGTTTTCTTCACCGCCCCAAGTAGAAACAGCAGCGATATCTGGATAATCGCGTAAAATGACACGCTCATAATCCTTACCAGTAACAGTTCTATTTTGCGTTTCATACATACGCGGAGCATTGAAGCGAATAGATTCGATATCTTCAATTTCAGCACCACCAGTAGCACGACCAACAGGTATAATGTAAATAGAACCTTGTCCGTCTATTTCGGATCCTGATAAACTATAATTGTTTGCTCCGTTAGGAATGGAACCATTGCATACTCTATAAGAGATTGCAATCTGACTGCCAGTTACTGGTTTCTTTCCTAATACATTATCGCCAAAATAAACCTTGTATTTCTGATCACGGTCTGCGTCAAAGAAAAATACTTGTGAAGTTGAAGTGACGTCAAATATATCAGAGGCAGGAATATATGTTTGTGTATTACCGTTTGTAGTAACAGTTACCGATATGCTGTTTGTATCGACGTTTCTGTTTGGAAGAACAAACGAAGTATTAGAAGAACTGCTGTAGGTGTATCTATGAGTTACAGGCGTCCCTTCTACGATATTAATATGCTGAGCAAACCCAAGAGTAGAATTGGCTGAAATCGTATATGTTCTTGGGGTTACAAATGTATATGAAATGCTGTTTATAGATGTGATAAACTGTGTATTTTTTGGGACTGTGATTGAACGGAATGTTGTATTGGCTACGCTATTTGTGAATATGATTTTTACGTTTGCGCTTGCACCGCGAGCAGAAGTAGGAACATATCCTAGTGCCTTTGCTCGTGAAACAACATTATCATAAAATTGTGCTGTGTCTAGGAATCCTTCATTTGCTGCCATATTAGCATAGAATGAGTTGTAGTATGTGTTATATGCTAATAGATCAAGCAAAGTATTCAAAGCAGAGTCTGCGAAATCATAATCAGCAAATTCTGGTTTGTTAGCGATGTAGTTTCTAAGATTGGTCTTTATTGTATCAAAATTTAGACCAGATACTGTTAGATTTTCAGCCATTAGCGGACCCTATTAAGATTAATATCTAGCGAACTTGTGACGCCCGTAGTAATTGCGGTGTATACAATTTTAACTGTTATTCCGTTTTCATCAGGACTATCAGTAACATAGACTCCTTGCCCAAAACCGTTATTTTGTAACGAAACTCTAGGTTCGAAATTCTTGACTGCGGTAGTGATAGCAAATTCTATATCTGAAGATGTTAATGGATCCATCAGATCAAATAACTTGTTTCTTAGATCTGTACCATATGCAGGAGAAAATGGGCGCTCATATGTATTGGACAGAACCAGATATTTCAATGCTTGTTTTATTGAATCTTCATCTTTTTTTACGATCAAACTTCCTTTCACAGGGTGCCGACGGAACCCTATGTCGAAATCCTTAAAGGTAATTTTTCTTTTGCCAGGTGCAGTTTTTGTTCTTGGATTGAGCATGCTTTTTTCCTATTTTATTATTTATTCATGAAAAAAGTCTTGACAATCCAAGAATTACACTTTATAATAAGTTTGTAACGAAACGGTCAGTATATCAACTAAACTGTTGCTTAATAGTTGATTCGATTTGTTGTTTTTCATATTTTTCGATAGCGTCAAGTAATTCTACAACAGTTGTAGATTCATTAAGCTGTGGATATATCGCTCGTAATTCTGCTTCTGTTTTACTGGTAATCTTTTCTAGATCCGCACTAGCAGAGATATCAGCCTGTAGTTCCTCGATCTTTTCAAGAAGTTCGAGTTGTTTTTTCATATTTTCATCGTAAATAGAAATCACTTTGGCATATTGTCCAGAACCCCAAGCAGTAGTATTTGCGGTTGCTGTTAGTTTTTGTGTGCCTCCGGACGTTAATGCTGCAGACGTCTTCATCTGATTTAGATTATTAGTGATCGTCGAAGCAATCTGCATCAAAGAACCAACACTACCCATAAGAGTTCCCATAGAACTACCGCCAGCACTAGAGGAGAATAGATTCTTAGGCTCGATTAGCTTTTTTGGTTTTTCAGCTGGAGGAGTTTTCTTTTCTGGCTGAGGTAGTTTGTCTGGATGTTTCGAAGCTGCTCCCAGCATCTTAAGACCAATACTGGCTCCAGTCATTAGCAAAGGAAGGGCTTGCATAAGGGCAGATGGCTGTTTATTCTTAACAGCATTTGTAGCCATTCTTGCGATGTTATTAACGTCGACCTGCGGAAAGTTATTAGCGATTCTTGCGTGTTGTTTTGCATAAGCAGGTTTGTTGTTAGCCACTGCTACAAGCTGAATCACTTCAGTCTGTAAAGAAATTACATTATTGGAAGAAGCAATACCCGAACTTCCTCCATTGTCACTATCTATACCCTTCATTAAATTGCTGGTGATTGCTGAAAATATAGTAGATCCTGGTCCTTTCAAAGCAGTATTCATTAGTGTGTTGACTGTAGATATCTTACTAATTATACTAGAAGCGGCACCACTTTTTCCGGGGACTTGTTTCTGAACTAGATCGATTACTTTCTTTACGGCTTCAACATAAAAATCTAATCCTGGCTTTGGTGTTTTTTGCATATTTGCAACAGTATTGGCGTTTTTTCTTGCCTGTGCATCTAATGCTAATCTTATCTGCTCATTTATAGATTGCAATCTATCTGGTTCCAGCCTATCAACAATCTTTAGGCAATTGTTTGCGTGCATAGCATATGGATATGCTTCTGCTATTTCAATAACAGGAATCAGATCTTCCCGATATGTGTATTGTGTTCCTTTCCAATAATATTCATCACCGATTGATAGTTCGGGATACTTATTATCTTTCAGAAATTTTTCGTATGCTATATCTGTGTTTGCGCTCATCTATTATGGTCCTGAAAAAACACTGTCTGAACCTGCTGCAACCGAAGTACAACCTGTTATTGCGTCGCCCACTCTGCCAACACCTTTACCATTAGCAAATACTGTAGTAGATCCAGTTGTTATTGGAGCATTATGTGGAGGACAAGGAGATCCAGGAACTAGATGTACTGTATTAACGTCGCCTTGTCTGGAAACAGGTCGACCATTAATAATAACATTACCTGAGCCTTGTGCTCTCGCCATTGCGCTACAATGTGCTACATCGGCATCAGCAATTCTAGTAACAGCGGGCATTAATCATCCTCGTACAGTGCGTCGTAGTAATTATCTATGAATGTTGCCGGAACTATCCAGTCATTGTATATCTTTTGAGTCATCTGAATAGTTTCGGAACCATCAATTACTATATTAAAAATCTTAGTTCTATAGCTACTAGTATCTTGATCTAAATTAAAAATAAGTTTATTGTTCGGAACATTATACGAATTTACTACTATCGTAGGAGTTTCTAATAGATCACTACTATCTATTGCAACATAATGATAATAATCTAGAAATGGATCTAGATATGTTCCGCTTATAGTAAAAGAATCTGATCCTGTAATAGTTATAGTTAAATTAGATTGTGCATCTCCTTCAATGGTGCAAGAAACAGAAGAAACCGATCCAGTATTTGAAGTCACTTGAACACTAGCACTAACAGGTATATGCTGTTGTCTAGTGAGATCTTCTATACTGTTTTCTTCACCTCCAGCTGGAGAAATGACCAGTTCATACGCCATTAGTTTCTCTGCTCATCAATTCTTTAAGTTTTTCACTCCATTGTTCAATTTCTTTATGTTCTTCCTCAGTGTGTGGTCCTTCGGGGATTGCTGGCATAAACTTAATAACATTATCAATCTTTTCTGGTATATCATCGAAGCTATTATAGGTTTCCATCTTACCATTTACAAGAACAACAAATTCGTGATTCATATTAATTCCTTCGCAGATATATTTTGAAAGATACTCCTCATCATTTTCTGGAGGATTAAGATCAATCCTTGGTGCCTTTTCTACGAGATGTTTCTTTGACTCTATATGAAAAACATCTTCAGCATTCATTGTAATCTTTTTAGCATTAAAATCTAAATCACCATCAACGTCAAATGACATACTTTTATAACCTGAAATCTTCAGATTATTTTCTTCATCAACAGTGAAGAGTACTTCACCAATTTGTACACTATTATAATCAAGTTTCTTAAGCATTAATCGTCTCCAGCGCCCCCAGTTGGATTGTGGTCAAGTCTTGGAGCATTAACAATAGCACCACCAAGAGCATTTAGTTTGACTGTTCCGGTTGCAGCTATGCCAACTTTAGATCCACCAATACCAACAGAGCCGCCCGCAGACATAGAATGTTCTCCACCAACCATTGAAATTTTATCACCACTAACAGAAGCTGTTACAGTTCCTTTAGTCGAATTCTGAACATCTCCATTATAAGTTAGATTAGTTTTACCGCCAACAGTTTGAGCATGGTCGCCGCCGTTTTTTATATCTACACGATCGTTCCATGCTGTTGCCCAGTTCTTACCTTCTTGCGTCATATTTTGAGCTGACTTCATATCAATATTGCCGCCAGTAGATTTGACGCTGACGCTTTTGCCTTCAAGATTTAATTCTTTCTCAGCACGCAGAGTAAGATTACCTTTCACAGAAATTAAAAAATCTTTTGCAACCACAATAGTTCTGTTATCTAAATTGATATCCATGTGAGTGCCTTTTGCTCTAAAGGCAACTTCTCCTGTATCATTTATCTGAAGATACGAACCTGCTGGATGTTTGATCCACAATTCACGATTGCCAGGAGTATCTCCTGCTCTTATTTCAATACCCGATTCTGTTCTTGCTAAAATTTTAGTTCCATGCCATTCAGGTTTATCATATCCAGTTGCAGGTTCTTTTTTTGCTCCACCAGAAGATTGTGAAGGGGTGCCAGTAGCATCAGTGGGAGGTTTTAGATTTCCATTCGAATCATAATTAGATGCTGGTTGGACAATTATGTTTTGTCCACCTACACTAAAAGATTGACCTGGAGTTGCTCCAGCAGCTAAGGCTGTATCATTTAATTCTTTTGACATAATTATCCTACACTATTATCCCGCCGCTTGCATTGACTCCAGTTCCAGCAGGAATGCTTATCGGAGCAGCTTTCTTAACATCAGCTGCATCATTTATTAAATTTTTAACGTCGTTAGCATTAAGCCCGCTTGGCATTTCTTCGCCACTATTTCTCAATGCTTCTAATTCATTAGAATCTGGACCTTCTGGAACATCTCCGCCTCCACTGCTACCTTTAGTAGCTTTGTTTTCTGCTTTCTTTGGGACAGGAGCGCCTTTGCCACCGCTTCCATATTTCTTTTTCTTTAGGTCTTTTTGTTCAGAAGACTTAGCAAATTCTTCTTTACCGCGAGCATGTAAGTGTGTAGAAGAGTCGTCATTTGTAGCAGGATGAGGACCAGAAGATCCACCGCCACCAAATGCCCCCATAGCAGCATTCAACAGAGTCATTCCAAGTTGCAGTTTTTGCATTCTTTGGATTTTTTTCTGCAATGTTTGGTCTTGTGCTGCAGCATCATCGACGCTTATTCTAAGTTCGCCAGCAGTAATTTCTGAAGCAATTATATTTTTATTTTTATCTAGGACAAAAGCATCAACGTCATATACGCCAGTTGTTAACGGCTCATCGAAATGTAGTTTCCAAACATTCGGAATCTGATCTTCATCAAGACCAAGATTACCATCAAATAATTCATAAGATTTATAGTCAACACGAACAAGAATAGTTTCGCCCTGATCACGATCGAGCGAAACCGTTCCAATTATAGTTGGAGTAGTGTTAGAAGTTGAAAGTGGTGTTACGGTAATTTCTGCCATGACTTACTTAGGTTTTGATTCTTTGCCGCGATCGGAGTTTTTGTGTTGAACGTGAGGAATGCTACCAAGAATTAGGGGACACTGTTCACTATCTTCACCATCAAACCAAATTCCAATAACCCAAGTTCCTTCAACCAATCCTGTAGGAGAAGCACCAACGCCGCTCATAGCTGCAGAAGTTGTTGGTAGCATTACTTGTGCCCACGGACATTGCGCTGCAGGAAGATCTGGTGGATTAGTTCCAACGATTCTTACCTTACAAGAACCAAGTTTTCTATTATCTTTCTTTCCAGAATATTGTCCTGTGCCGCGATCGACAACTTGTCCATACCAATATCCACGAAGAGTAGACATAAAAGACATTAACCATTCTCCTTATCTGCATCAGTCACACTTTTTAATTCTAATATGTTTCTGCCAACTACTGTATTTTCAGATCTATAAACAACAACGCGATTAGAAGTAATTAAATAAGATCCAGAACGTTCATCTTTAGATGCTTCTTCCGAAGGTTTAGCAAGGTTAAACGTACATTTTGTTCCCACTTCATGTTTCGCTTGAAATGGAACCTGAATAGTTATTACTCTGTTATCTAATTTATGTGCTTTCTTATTAGATGCGGTGTTCTTAGCACCTTCTTCGTTGCTTTTTTCAACTTCTTCACTTTGTCTTTTATTGAACTGAGAATCTTTATCTGTATTGTGCCAAAATAAAACTTCAGTTCTTGTTATTTCCCCTTTATCATTTTTTCTTTCTACTGTTTTTTTTCTTCCAGTATAGGGGTCTACATATACAGTTTTAGTTCCTGCAGCGCCTTTAGAGTCAATAGCTGCTTTGTTTGAGTTTGTATTGTCGTAAAATGAAAGAACTGATTGGTTAGGATCGCCTCCTTCAGCGCCAATATTTGCTTGCTTCACTTCAAAGGTTTCGCCGCTTCCACCTTCATCAATTAAAGATTGAAGATTTTTGATCTTATATCCTTTGAACGTTTGATAAAATATTCTTTGTCCATCTTTACTAGCAGTCTTACCACGTTTATTAGCCCAGTGCATTACATGTAAAGCTGATTTGTTTGTTGGCGTGTAATTTGCTTTGCCTTCAGTTTCTTCTACATCAATTCCAGGATTATTATCGGAATCCTTCATGTAATGATCATCAAATATTTTCTTTTCAATATCAGATATCTTTTGACTTTCATATGCTTTATCGACTTGTGTCTTTGGATTTTTAATAAGTTCTTTTGGAAAAGCTGTAAGCGTGTATTGATCTAGATTTTGTTTTATGCGAGAACGATCAGAGATATTTGCTACTCTTAATGTAGCATTAATCGGACTTCCATTTGCGTCTGAAATAGAAATTTCTACCTTTGCAAGATTGTCTTGCAGTTTTGCTTTAGTGTAAAAATCAGCACCATCAGCAATAGTAATCTTTGCTGAAATTCCTTGAGAATATATGCTTTCAAATAGTTCAACTCTCTGCACTATAGCAGAAGCGTCGTTACCATTGATAGTAACCGATTTGAAACTAGCTAATCCGGCTGTAGAAAGACTCATCTAACGAAATTCTCTGTATCAAATATTTTTGGATGTTGATCTTTAACCTGATCAACAAGGTTAACATCTAGAAGAAAAATCTTACGTCTATATTCATTTAAGTTGGTTTCATAATCTAGCACAGAAACGGATCTTCTTTCCGGAACAGTCAACGCAGCATAAGTTGTGTAATCGACTTCAATAGTTTTTTCTGGAATTACAATAGTTTCATAATTTGAAACATATTCATTTTCTTGTTGTACAATCCATTCATAGTGATGTATCGTTTGTGCTGCTACCGAAACGCTTCCATACTTTTTAATTATATAAGAATTGAATTGATCATACCCAAGTGGCCACTCAAAGTATGGATCTTTGATTTCATTTGTAAGAAGAACGAGCCAATCTAGTCTTGTATCATCATAATAATCGTATGCTACAGTGTCTGGACGATCGCCCTCTTGTAAAAAATATTCATCGAATACAACTTTACTGCTGGAAAGAAAACTTGAAATCGAGAATCTTCTCGTGATATCAGTCGCATCTATTGGAGAAGAAATGCCTTTGAATGAATATTTTTTTGTTGGAAACGGAGTAAAGTAAAACATAAAGATCCTTTAACTAAAATCCTGTACCCAAAATGCCAGAAAGCGATTGTTTTGTTACAATCTCTACTTCTTTAAATGTGATATTCAATTGCACTTCGGCAGGAGCGGGATCGTTTTGGTTCGAATCGCTGCGCTTATATGCAGCATAACCTTGTGGTTGAAAGTCTACCGTAATAGAATCAATAACAGCTGGTTGAAACTTATGTAGAAATTTATCTTTAGAAAACTTTATATTAAAAAATTCTGGATATTTAAGAAATGCGCCTCCTCCAGTATATGCAGGATGTGCATAATAGATAAGAGCATCTGTTATACTTTTTATCGCAACTGATTCGTCATAGTTCCTTGGAGATAGCCGCCAACTATAAGAAAATGTTCTGAAATTCATGCCAGTGAACAATAAGATTTTTTGTGGATTTTGCGCTACGCCTGCTGCAAGTTTTAGTGCGACATTTTGATCAATGCTTCCAGCAGTTATACCAGTTAATCCTGCTCCAGCTGCTTGGGCGAAACCGGACACAGATGCAGAAGCAGCCATAGTTGTTGCATTCGGCGCGCCGCCTCCATATAATTGTCTATCATATGCTTTTGCTATATTTCCCGGAAAACCTAGATTTTTATCTTCATATGATGGATCATGTGCTGCTTGTAAATTGTTAGGAAGAGGCAGAACTATAGTTGCACCATTTGTTCCTATTAGATTTGCAAAAAATCCAGGGAATTGCCCCGCCAAAGAAGAAGCTAATACCCCATTAGTTGCCAATGCTCGCAATTCCATATAATTTCCATGCAGAGAAACGTCTCTTGGAAATTGAAGCGTTTGTCCTTTATATTGGTCAACCAAGGAAACACCAGAAGTATTTTTTGCTGCATATATAGCAAGTCCTGCGGCTGCAGCACCTACTGCTGCGCCAATCGTTCCCAGTTTTATTCTAGAGTTTCGTAACGAATTGATAGCATTACGAATAGTTGCAACTGATGGAATTGGAATATTTACCATACACATTTCCTTTTTGGAATTTACAAACTATTTATACGGTATACATAGGTATATGCCGCCATATAAAGGAAGATTTGTCCCTAAACATCCAGAAAAATATAAAGGCAATCCCACAAACATAGTATATCGTTCTTCATGGGAACTTCAATTTATGGGATTGCTTGATAAGAATCCTAATGTTCTACAATGGGCAAGCGAAGAAGTTGTTGTGCCATACAAATCACCGCTTGATAATCGATGGCATAGATATTTTCCTGACTTTATAGTTCGTATGCGTGATCGTGATGGAAAAACAGTTGTAAAGATGATAGAGATTAAACCTAGATCACAATCTGTTCCTCCCGAAGTTCGTAAAGACGGTCAGCGAATCACCAAGAAGTATCTGCGAGAAGTTGCGACATATGGCGTAAATAACGCAAAATGGGAAGCTGCCAAAGAGTTTTGTGCTGATCGCAACTGGGAATTCGTTGTTATTACCGAAGCCGACATAAAATTCATATAAATAGTAGGCTTTTGGAGGGCAGTAAAATAGTCGCTTACGTTTTTGATAGAATACTAAGAAGAGCGTCCAATCAGGGCATCACGCCATCAGTGAAACGTGATGCCCGAAATTGGTTTCGCACAGCTGCGCGCAACACAACTGCTAATCCTAGCAGAATGATTCGAAGCAGCACAGAAAGACTAACAACATATCCGTTGATTGGTCGAATGTATCTTTTTCAGTACGATCCAAAGGGAAAAGATACGCTTCCATATTACGATAGATATCCACTCATTTTTCCAATTGGTTCTACTAGAACTGGCGGTACGGCATCAGCTGGCGGTTCCTTTCTGGGAATCAATATGCACTATCTGCCTCCTCCTCTGAGAGCGAGACTAATGGACGCATTATATGATACTGTTACCAATGATAGGCTTGACGAAAATACAAGACTGAGGTTATCATACAATATTCTAAATCAAGCAACCAAGTATAGATTCTTTAGACCATGTATTAAGAGATATCTTATATCTCATGTTCGCACTAAGTTCTTTTACATCGAGCCCAGTGAATGGGATATGGCTTTGTTTTTACCGCTCGATAGATTTGTTGGCGCTAATAAAAACGCGATATATCGCGACAGTAGAAACAGGATATAAAGATGCCTTTCAACATTAATGATTTCAATTCGGCAATTTCAAAAACGGGATATGGCAGAACAAATTTCTTTGAAGGATTTATTCTAGGTGGTCCTGGTAGTTATATTCCAGGGGGCGGAAATCAGACCAAGAAATACGGATCTGATGAAACTAGATTTAGAATTGAAAGCGTCAATCTTCCAGGAAGAAATCTTTTGACTTTAGATCAGAGATATCATGGTCCAGTAAGACAACTTCCATATCTTGCTTCTTATCAGCCATGCACAATGACTATTATTCTTAGTCAAGATTATCGTGAACGCGAAATGTTTATGAGATGGCAAGATTTTATGGTAGGTCATTATAGAACAGCATATAATCGTTCGGATTATGAAGCCCAATTTGATTCTAAGTATTATGACGAAGGCATAGGAACGGTTATGATTAATGTGTATTCTAATTCTACGTTAAAACCAAGCACACGGTCTCGCGCAGAAAACTATGAAACACAGTATTCGATAATTCTTGAAGAAGCGTTCCCGATATCTGTGAATGATATTGCTATGTCTTGGGGAGATGAGGGATATGCCCGTCTAAACGTAGAAATGCGTTATAGATATACAACAGAAGTACATAAAACTTTTAGCGATCAGACCAAAGCAGAAAGTGATAGACAAACTAGAGCTGGCGGCGGATTTGGCTTTGCTAGTTCTGCTTTTTAATATAAACTAAAATAAAATGGAGTAAATTATGGCATTACCGAAAGTTGCTATTCCTAAATTTTCTGTTATTTTACCATCAACCGAACAGAAAATATCATTTAGACCGTTCTTAGTGAAAGAAGAAAAGGCATTGTTGATGGCAGCACAATCTGAAGATGAGAGTGCTATGATTGATGCAGTAAAAGATGTTGTTTCTGCTTGTGTTGATGAAAATATTGATGCAAGTAAATTACCCTTTTTTGATGTCGAATATTTGTTTTTGAATATTCGCGCAAAGTCGGTTGGTGAGATTATCGACCTTGAATATAGACATAGCCAAGGAATGAATTATAAAGGCGAAGAGTGTGATGCGTCAACACCAGTAAAAGTCAATCTAGAACAAGTAAAAGTTCAGAAGCTAGATGAACATACTAGTAAAGTTATGCTCACTGATAATATGGGCGTTGAATTGAGGTATCCTACTATTGATAACTTCAATGAAGTCGCAAAAGGTGAAGACGAATTAAAGTTGCTTGCGAATTGTATTAAATGTGTATTTGATGATGATAACGTATATGATCCAGATAACCTTCAAGACTCTATCGAATTTATCGAAGGATTGAACAGTGAACAGTTTGGTAAACTTATGAACTTCTTTAATACTATGCCAAAACTAAGACACAAGATTACATATAAGTGCGTTGGTTGTGGACAAGAGGATACTGTGGAACTGGAAGGGCTTTCTGATTTTTTCTAATGACCCTTTCTCACAATAGTTTGTCAAACTATTTTCAGACTAATTTTTCTCTTATGCAACATCACAAATATAGTTTGACAGAGATTGAGAATATGATTCCGTGGGAAAGGGAAGTCTACGTCAAACTATTAATAGATTATCTTGAAGAACTAAAACAACAACAAGAACAAAGAAGATTTTCAGGATAGGTAAATGGCGACTGCCACATCAGATAAGAGAGATGCAATGAAGGGAGTAATTCCTTCATATATAAACGCACGTTCTAGAACTGCGAAATCTGGTGAGCCAGAATTTATACCAGAATTTATAAGATTCATTTTACCGATAAAAAGTAATCTTTCTCAAATAAAATCTAAAATTGATAAACTTACTGCCGATCAGAAGGTAGTTTCCAGTCTTTATCCAAAATTTTTTGCTGCTAATGAAAAATCAATATCAACTATTGTTAGGGAATCTGAACTAACAACTAATTTATTATTAGAACAACAAAAAGAATTTCAACAAGCAGTTCTAGCAAAACTAACTGGCATACAAACTGCAACAAGAGCAGCCGGATCAAAAACTCGCCCCGGAAGACGACCAAAAACTGGAGCATCTAGAGCAAATCGTTCGCGAGAACTCACTAGAACCGCTAGATCAGCTGTTAGATCAGGACGAGCAGCACCTGGTCCGAGTAGTACTGGTGATACATCACAAACTTCGGGCGGAACAAATTTTAGAAGCGGTCCAAGAAGAGCAGAAGTGCTTCGTCGCGCCAAAAATATAAGGTCTATAAGAACGCAAAAAGCAATCTTTGCTCTAAAGACTGGTGCTATAGCTGGTGCAGGTTTAGGAGCAATCGTTGCTACTTCTCTTCTTAAAAGTAAACCACCAAAGCCCATTAGTCAACCTCAAACAAGAAATGATGACAGTTCTTCTACTAGAGATCAGAGAGAACCTCCTGTTGGTTCTCCACAAAGGACGCCTCAGTCAATAACCAATTTAACTGGGTCTAAGGCTGAACGCGAGCAAGCATTAATAAATGCAGCCAAACAAGCCGGAATCACAGACAAAACAGAACTTGCTCAGTTCATGGCGCAATGGGCGCACGAAAGTGGTAACTTCAAATATATGCAAGAAATTTGGGGTCCTACAGCAGCACAAAGTAGATATGAAGGACGCCGCGATCTTGGAAATACGCAAGCAGGAGATGGATATCGTTATAGAGGTAGAGGATTTTCACAATTAACAGGTCGTTCAAACTATAGAACAATTGGGAATAGAATCGGTGTAGATTTAGAAAACAATCCAGATCTAGCATCACAACCAGATATTGCTGCCAAAATTGCTATAGAATATTGGAAGACTAGAGTAAAAAACAAAGTAAGCAACTTCGAAGATACAAGAAGCGTAACGTATTATGTGAATGGCGGTTATAACGGATTAGATGATAGAATTGCTAAATTTGCTGCTTATAAACAAAAAGATTTTTCAGTTGGTGCTCCTGCAGCTAGTGTTCCGGTAACAGACGCAAGAGGAAATATACAGAGTGCTGCTCGTAATCAACAAACACAAACTGGTGCCGCTGGACCTTCGGCAGCTTCTCCTCCAGCAGGAGCAGCAACTGCTGTTGCCTTTGCGAGATCGGTTTTGGGATTACACGAAAGATCAAATAATCAACAACTAGTTGATTATATGAAAGCTGGTGGCGTTAGCATAAATCCAGCTAAAACTGCATGGTGTGCTGCATTTGTTAATGCTTCTCTTGCTCGGGCAGGAATTAAAGGGACTGGAAGTCTAGCAGCTGGCAGCTTTAATAATTGGGGAACTGCTGTAACTAAACCGGAAGAAGTTCAGGCTGGTGATGTTATAGTCAACAGAAAAAGGTCACCAAGAACTGGCTTAGTTGGATCTCATGTTGCTCTCGCCACAGGACCAGCCAAAAATATAAACGGGAAATGGTATATTCCTGCTATTGATGGAAATTGGTCTGATACTGTTGCCGAACATAATGAAGATAGTGGATACGACTTTAGCACACATAATATTCGCCGCGCCGGAGCATCAAGTTTAATTCCAGGATTCACTCCTCAAGCATTACCTTCTGCGCCAGGAACACCAACGCCTGCAGCATCTTCTTTAAGCAAAGAATCTAATGTTCCTGTAACAGATTCATCTGGAACTACAGGAACAGCCACAGGAACATCTTCTGGTTACACTTCTCCTGTAGATGGAGCAAGAGTCGGTAGTAAATTTGGTTATCGTATTCATCCTATTAAGAAAGTTCGTAGGATGCATACAGGCGTTGATTATAAAGCGCCAATGGGAAGTCCAGTAAAAGCAACAGCAGACGGTACAGTTCTCAGAGCAGGCTGGGCTGGTGGTTATGGTAATATGGTTGAGATCCAACATGCCGATGGCACCACCTCACGATATGCACATCTTTCTGCATTCAAAACTTCAGTCGGTAAACCAGTAAAGCAAGGTCAGGTTGTTGGTCTAGTTGGTAGC